AATTCTATTCAAGCTGAAATTGATAGAATACTTATTACTATGCAATCTATTATGAAAATCATATCAGTCCCTCGCATATTCTATGATAATAACTCTAACATTAATTTAAATCACATCACTAATCAATTAGGTGCTTGTATTGGATTTGATGGAAAAAATGGAATTGCTCCCATTATCCACAACGGTGCTGGTATGCCTCCCGAATTACCAACACAACTCCAAAGTCTTATTGCAAAAGCATATGAAAGAGTTGGTTTGACTCCAATGGACACTCAAGGAATGCAAAAGACTGGAACAGGAAATCAATCCGGTGAAGCTCTTAAAACAATGACTGACATTAAATCAGAAAGATGGCAATTACTTCAAAGAAATTATGAACATTCTCACGTTCAATTTGCTGATATTATCCTTAAAGAATTACAAGGGACTAATTTAAAAATTTCTGCACTTGATAGAAACATAGGTTTAAAAGAAATTAGAACAAAAGTAATACCCAACGTTTGTGATTCTTATACATTAAAAATATTTCCTGTGTCTTCTTTACCATCTAGTATACCTGATTTGATTGACTCGGTTGAAAAAATGAGAGATTTGGGCGTTATTCAACCATCACAAATACCTGAATTGTTTAAAATGCCTGACCTTGACACATTTACAGCTTTTCAATCTGCACCAAGAAGATTAATTGACAAAAAACTTGAAAATATGCTTGATGGAGGGGTTTATTGGAACCCTGAACCTTACTACGATTTAGATTACGCTTTAACCGCGGCACTTCAACAATACAATCACGGACAACTTAACGACGAATCCGATAAAAAGTTAAGTTTACTTCGTAGATTTATTGATGATGTTAAAAGTTTAAAAGATCAAGCAATGCAAGCTAATCAACCTTCTGTTCCTCAACAACAACCACAGCAACAAATACAACAACCTGTTCAACAATCACCAATAGGAGAACCTATACAATGACAGACACGGAAACAATTTCTGAAACAACTTCTGAAAAAAATACACAAGAAACACCAACAACAAAAGAAACAGAGGTTGTTGAAACAAATCCTGTAGTTGAACCAGTTGAAAAATCTTTATTAGCTGAACAATTTAATAGAATTGCTCAACAAGAAAAATTCATTAAAAGTGAACGTCAAAAAATTGACGAAGCTAGAAAACAATTTGAAGCTGAAAAAGCTTTGGCGGATAATTACAAAGCAATTAAAGATAAAAATCCTTTTGAAATTCTAGAACATTTTGGAATTACTTATGAAAAATTGTTAGAAGCTGACAAAGAAAGAAACAATCCAATAGACCCTACTGTAAAAAAAGCTTTAGAAAGAGTTGAACAGTTAGAACTTAGATTGTCTAAAGCAGATAAAGAAGCTGAAGAAGCGCGTATAGCTAGAGCAGAAGTTCAATTAAAAGCAGATATTTCTAAAATAGTTAAAGAAAAAGAATATGATATTATTGAAAAACTAGGTGCAGAAGATACAGTCAAAGATTATATGGAAGAATATTTTAATCAAACAGGGGAAATACCAAATATTGAAGATGCTTGCCAAGCAATCGTAGATGAATTAGCAAATAAATTTTTAGCTATTAAAGATTCAAAATGGCTTACACCAAAAATTCCTACAATATCTGAAGAAAAAACAGAAACATTCCCTGATAAAGTTATCAGTAACAAATTGACTCAAACATCTCAACCTTTTACCGGCGCTAAAACAAATGAAGAAAGAATGGCTGAGGCATTGACATTATTAAATTCACTATGAGAAGTTATAGTTAGGCAGAGAACGCCTATTATACCTCTTAAGATTTCCCTGATCCTAAGACTGTAAGTAATAAGGAAAGAAATTTTTTTACTAACTTACTATCTTAAGGATTATCTATGTCAACTTCGTTGAACCAAACCCAATTTGCTCCTTTATTAAAAACTTTATACCCTGCTGAAGCAGTAAAAAATGAAGTATACCCTAAAAACCCTTTCTTTGCTCTTGTTGAGAAAGACACAGGATTTTATGGTGATTCTTCTAAAGAACCTGTAATTTTTGCAACTCCTCAAAACAGAGCTGCTGGATTTTCTGCTGCTAATAATATTACTACTACTTCTCAAGCTCGTTCATTTTTAATTACTCGTGTACCAAACTATTCAATGGCTTCTATCTCAAATGAAACTATGCTTTCATCTGAATCAGAAAAAGGTGCATTTTTAAAAGCTCTTAAATATGAAATGGATAATGCTTTACTTGCACTTACTCGTGCTATTAGTACTCAACTATTTCGTACAGGTACAGGTACAATTGCTCAAATCTCACCTACTGCTACTATAAATAGTGCGTCTGTTTATGTTGCATTAAGTAACCCAGAAGATATTGTAAATATTGAATACGGTATGCAACTTGCATTTTCATCTACAGATGGTGGCGCAGTACGTGCAACTACAGGATGTTTTGTCGTTGCTATTGACCGTCAAGCTGGTTCTTTCCTTTGTTCTGCTACATACGGTGGTGCTCCTGCTGCTCTTACATCTCTTGTAACTTCCCCTGCTACTTCTGACTTTATTTACGCTGCTGCAACTGATAGAAACGCTGTTATATCTGGATTAAGAGCATGGCTTCCTGGTACTGCAGTTACTACTACACCATTTTTTGGTGTTGATCGTACAGCAGATAAAACAAGACTAGCTGGAGTTAACTTTGACGGTTCTGCATTATCTATTGAAGAAGCTTTAATTTCTGGAGCTGCTCGTATCGCTCGTGAAGGTGGTACAACAGACACAGTATTTATGTCCTACTTAGATTTTTCAAACTTAGTAAAAGCTGTTGGTTCTAAACAACAATATATCCAATATTCAAATGTAGCTGTTAAAGAGCCAAAAGTAACAGTTGGATTCAATTCTTTACTATTGTCCGGTCCTTCTGGAACAATGAATGTTATCCCAGACCAAAACTGTCCTGCAGGATTTGCATTCTTGCTTCAACTAAATACTTGGAAATTAAAAAGTCTTGGTGAAGCTGTTCGAATCTTTAACGGAGATGGTTTGACTATGCTTCGTGACCCATCCGGAGATAACTTATTAATTCGTTGCTTTAGCTACGCTCAATTAAGTTGCCGAGCTCCTGGTTGGAACGGTGTAGTTACTCTACCTTAGTGACAATAAATAAAGCCCACTAATTGTGGGCTAATTAATTTAACTCGAACCTTTTAGGTCGAAGAAAGATAAATAAAAAATGGCTCAAAGATTATACCAACAATTTCAAAAAACTATAGCTAAAGAAGTTATTACACTTTTTGGTGGATTTACTGTAGGTGCAGCCGGCGCTGTAGCTCCAATTGGTAGAGTAGCTAATCAAGGAATTAGATCAATTGTTAGAAACGGTATTGGAAATTACACAATAACTTTTGGTGATCCAAACAATAACATAACAGATAAGTATGCTGAATTTTTAACTTCACAATTCACAGTAATATTTAACGGTGTTCCTACCAGCTCAACATGGGTTTTAAGTGCTACTGACATCCGTGTTGGAGGTACAATTACTGTTCAATTTTATGGTCCAACAAGCCCTAGTGTTACTACACTTGCCGCTGTTGAATTAAACAATGGAGCACAAGTAAAATTTTCAATAACAATGAGAAATACACTAAACATCTAGGACAAATTTTGTATGAAAATAGATGGCGCTCTTTTAGCAAAAGCTAATGCAAGAAAAAAAATGAATCTTCAATTTAAAGATGAAGGTCGACAAGTAATTCAAAACACTATCGACACAGGTAAGCAATTTGAATCGATGATGTCTTTTATTCAAGCAGTTCATGAAAAAAATCCAATTGAAGCACATAAACATATGTGTGAATATCAAAAACAAGTTTTAAATACAGGTCCTAAAAAAGAAATATATTAGAAAGCTTATATTATGCTAATGAATGTGCAAACAATAGTAGATTCTGCAATAGATTTAGCAGATATGAGAAATTCTAGGTACATTGATCAAGCTAACACACCTAACTCTGAAATATTAAGATACGCAAATATTGCTTACAAAGATTTGTACGCTCAAATTGTTTTATCAAAAGAACATTATTTTACTATTAGTTATCCTTTGGTAGTTACCACAGCAACAGATACTTATCAACTACCTTACGATTTTTATAAATTAGATGGTGTAGATTTATTGTTAGATGGTAATGGAAATTTTTTAACTCTATTGCCTTTTATGTTTAATGAAAGAAATAGGTATCGAAACTCTGCAATAATTCAAACAACTCCCTGGGGTCAAGCATTTCGATATATGATTGTAGGCAATAACATTAGGTTTATACCTGCACCAACTCAAACTAGTAACCTTCAATTGTGGTATACGCCAGAACCTATGATTTTGACTAGTTTATTGCTTACTTTAAATCTACCTATCGGTGGGGATGAGTATATGTCTCTTTATATTGCTTGTATGATGCTTGCAAAAGAAGAATCAGATACTTCAGCAATTAATGCAAAAAGATTAGAAGTTCTGTTCCAACTAAAAAATAGTTTAAAAGAAAGGGATTCTGGAAATCCTTCTTACGTTATTGATGTAAATCGTATAAACCAAAGCAACTTTTTTCCTTTTGTTGGATTTAATTACTAAAGGAGATTTGTTTGGAGAATTATTATTCGGTAAATACAAGTGACCCTGTCACAAGAGCAATTGATGACAACGTAGCTAGGGTATTTGCTTCTTTACAAGATAATCCATTACTAGACGACCCCACTATCATTAAAGATATAAAATTTGTATCTGGAGTAGACACAATAATAGATCATAAACAATCATCCCCAGTGGTTGGGTTTATTGTTGTAAATTTAGACGCCCCAGCTATTATTTACAAAAGTAATAGTGCAAATATAGCCCCTAGTGTTCATATTATTTTAAAATCAAATTTAAATTGTACCGCTTCTATTCTATTTTTTTAAGGTGATTAAATGGCTACAACCCCTAATATGAACTTGATATTACCTGATGTGAATATTACATCTGGACCTACGTGGGCAAGTTTACTAAATGCTGCATATAGTGTTATTGATTCTCACGATCACAGTACAGGTAACGGCGTAAAAGTAACTCCGTCGGGTATAAATATTACAGGTGATTTATCTTTTAATGAAAACAATGCCACCAATCTTAGATCTGCGAGATTGTATAATAACAATATTTTTTTAACAGGTGTAAATGATAGAACTTGTTTATACGCAGAAGAAGGTGAATTACATTACATTGATGCCGCAGGTAATGATGTTCAAATAACAGATGCTGGTCAAATTGATGTTGCATCTACTATTTACACTTTAACGTTAAGAGATTCTACGTTTATTCTTCAATATTTTGGAGATGTAACTAGACAGGTGCAATTTGATGCTTCTGCTATAACTCCAGGACAAACAAGAGTATTCACTTTACCTGATGCTAATTCAGTTTTAATAAACGGTACGTCAGCACAAACATTGTCTAATAAAACTTTAATTGGACCTACAGTCACTGACTATGAAGAGTTTACAAACACCACTGTACCTACAACACCTACAACTGGAAAAACTCGTTTGTATGTTAGTAGTGTAGATAAAGTTCCGCATTATGTTTCGGATACAGGTTTGGATGTTCCTATTGGCTCTGGAAGTAGTGGAGCTAAAAATTATTTAATTGCATATACTAATTTTAATATTGATCCATCTGTTGGGATGGTTACTACTCTAACCACAACAGGAAATCGAACAGCTAGTCAAACCGTATGGGGTTCAAATGTAGCTTCTCTTTTAAGTCAAGATTCTACAAACAAACTTAGGTCTGTTTTATCTGCTAAAATGGTAAATGCTTCAACATCAGGTAATTTTATAGAATCACCTTTATTTACATTAGATCCTATTGATGTAAATACCAATCAACTCTATATTTCTTTTGATTTATATGAACCAGATTCTTATGCCGTTGCAGGAAATTGGACACTTTCAGTTATAAGATATAATTCAAGTGGTGTCTATCAAGAAACAATAATACCTTCTATTTCACAACTTCCTGTTAATTATTATTCTTTTAAATGTGCTTTCAGTCATACTTCTACCACAACAGATATGTATTCACTTCGTTGGACAAGTACTTCTACTAATCTTTTGACAATGTACATAGATAGTTTGTTTGTTGGACCTCAAATTGCAGTAGATACAAATGCAATCGGACCTTGGACGGCATATACTCCTACGTTTTCAGCCGGGTTTGGTACAGTCACAGTACCTAAAGGATATTACAGAAGAAGTGGCGATAGTATTGATATTCAAATATCAGGACTTGCCGGTACAACTACAGCTTCTGTTGCTTCTGTATCTCTTCCTCCTTTGTTAAACATAGATACAAATAAGATAACAGCTTCCACTCTTATAGGTGATCCCGGTATTACTGTAGGTGCTTTTGGCGACAATCAAACTTCTAGTACAGGGCACATGCTTGTTAATGCATTGGCTTCCACCTCTGTGTTGTATTTTGGTGGACTTGCTACAGGTGCTGTTGCTATGACACCAGCTAACGCAAATACTATTTGTGCTACAGGTGCACTTATTTCAGCTAGGGCTACTGTACCTATAGCTACTTTAGGTACTTCAGTTACTTTAGCTCAAGCAACCCCTATAGAATATGTATTTAATACCAGTTCGTCTGATTCTAATGACACTACATCTTTTGGCTATGGAGCCAA